CTGGTATAAACTCACTGGGCGCAACGGTTCTAACTTGTCCTATGTATTGGGGAATGGCTTTCGGCTGGTTCCCAGTTGCACCTACAGAGGCGGATGGTTCTTTCTTCATCCAATATTCTCCGCAGGGCACTGGTCGCAAGACCGTCTTCGTGTTCCCCGATGGCTCAATTGACACTGAAGTACTCGTCGAATATTCGACGATGCTAAATGGGTTTATGATTGAGCCGGTTGCCTCAGATGATGCTACGATGCTTGGTTTGATCAGCTTTGTGCTGAACAAGAAACACCAAACAATCGTCTAGCAAATGTCAAAGAACAACCACAAAAGGTCCGGATATGTTGATCCAGTAGTTTATACCAGACAGCTGGTCTCGCAAATCGCTTTGGATCCCTTTAAAACGGGAATTCCTTTAAAAGGCGAAGAGAGGAGTGTGAGAGAGGCGCTAGCTGCGCAACTTTCACTGCTCTATTCCATACCCTATACAGGCCGAACGAAGCGTTCACAGCGTCAAGTTATTAGAGATATGATTATGAAATTCATTAATCGTGTCGAAGAATTTGGTGTAGTGGAAGTGCTTAAGCAATTTAAGCTAGCTTCGAATGCGTTTCTTCGCATGTTTAAACATGCTGGAGACGGGACCATCTCTTACGATGGTTTGCTTGAGGATACAGACCTAAAAAATGTTTGCATCTCACCTGTTCTTAAACAGTTGCACATTCGATTGGCAACTAGGACAGTAGACGAAGAGCATAGTGCTATTCGTTGGGTCCTCACCTGGTGTCTTCTGGAGACAAAAATCCGGATGTCACGCCCTGACCTTCAAGACTCAGCCGAAACGGCTTGGGTCGAAAGACAGAAGGAAGTCGCTTTACGCGATTTTGATGATTCAATGGACGTCATCGGACCTCTTAAAAAGGTTTTTTCATACCTAATTGAGAAATACGTGCATTACGACTTACCCGGGCATGGCCCAGGCGCCGTCGCCATAAAAGACCCCGATAATCCAAAACGATTGATAACCGTTAGGACACTCGTGGAAAAGAATGACGCGATGACGTACACCCCGGAAGTTTCTCGTGTTACTGAGTTCGTCCCGAGATTAGATACACCAGTAGTCAACAGAGATGACGATAAGTCATTATTTAGAACTGTTGATAAAGATGTAGGCGATGTTCGCTGCATCACGATCGAACCTCCGCAGAAAATGTGGGCACAACAAGCAATTAAACGATCAATCTATTATCAAACAGATAATGGAATGCTCGCGCTTGGTGGATTCACGCGTTTCTCAGATCAAGAACCGACAAGACAAATGGCCTTAAAAGGGTCTAAATCTTCTGGAGATTGGTCATTAGCGACGCTGGATTTACGATGGGCATCGGACACTGTATCATATAAACTTATACAGTTGATTTCTCCTGACGCCTTTTTTGAGCTTATAAATGATGCGAGGACACCGAGGTGTAAGACACCTCATAATGGAACCATTGACCTAGGAATGTTTGGCGGTATGGGTACCGCTACAACATTTCCAATTCAAACGGCTCTATTCGCTTCTATCGCAATACTTGCAACAATGGTCTCTTATGAGAGACTGATGGGTAACGTTATGTACGATCAACGCCAACCTGATGACAAGTATATCTCAGCGGTAGAAGACAACTTAACTGATTTTGGTTTTCGACCCCTGGTAAGGGATGGAAATCGAAATCGGCGCACTTCGCTCAGCGATCTAATCCGCGTTTACGGTGACGACATTGTCGTTCCGAATTTCGCGGTAGCCGAATGTTGTGAATTGCTAACACGACTAGGCTTCACCGTCAATGACAAGAAATCCTTCTATGGAGATCTTGCAGTTCGGGAGGCCTGCGGCATCTTTGCTCTTAATGGCATAGACATTACGCCACTTCGAGACAAACGACCAGTCCTTAATGAAAACGGTTTGGTCGACTATGCTCGTGTTGAATCTTCACGAACGCTCGCTAATTCCGCATTAATGCGGGGTTTGGGATGCCTCTATAGGCATATCCTTTCTGGACTTGGTGTCCATGATATATTTGTCACCAATAAAGTGAGGACAAGCTTTCGTTACAAGAGGAAATATGAGTGGATGGTGTTTTGCGACTCTTTTGATGAAGACACAACTGTGTTTCTGTCAACAAGAGGTAACTCGCTTCCGAACATTGTCTTAGTCGATCCGCGCTTTGAAGGAAGTAGGCCAGTTTTGGCGTTTTCTTCAGTAGTACCCAAATCTGATAAAACCGAAATTGATGAGGATTATTATTTCCTCAAACAAGAATGGTTCCGTCTAAGTTTGGATACGAGCTGGGGCGAGCTTCATGGCCGAATCCCGAGAGGGATCCGCCTAGATGAGGGCTTGTTTGTTCGGACGCTTCTGAGCAGAAGCGGCTGGAC